CTAAACATTGTACAATACATAATAATCACTTAGTAGTTGCTGGAGATACTAGTACACCTAATACACTTTATTATAGTGGAACTGCAGACATAGATAGTTTTAGTAGTACGGGTTCTGGTAGTATATTAGTAGAAGATAAAATAGTAGGATTAAAAAGTTTTCGTAATGAATTATTTATATTTTGTCAAAACTCTTTATTTAAATTACAAAACATAAATAACTCTAGTACTATTCAAATTGTACCTGTTACTAAAAACGTAGGGTGTATAGATGGTCAAACAATTCAAGAGATTGCTGGTGACTTAATATTTTTAGCACCTGATGGATTTAGAACAGTTGCTGGTACAGCTAGAATTGGTGACGTTGAGTTAGGAACTATAAGTCAAAACATACAACCTATTATAAACGATATTGTTTTAAATAAATCTCAGTATCAATTTAGTAGTGTTGTTATAAGAACAAAATCACAATATAGAATGTTCTATAGTAAATTAACAGACTCAACTTCAACTTCAAAAGGAGTTATAGGAGTACTAAGACCACAAGGATTTGAGTGGTCAGAAACTTTAGGAATACAAGCTCCTGCAATTTGTTCAGGATTTGACAGTAACGGAGAAGAACAGTTCTATCACGGAGATAGAGACGGATATATTTATAATCATAACGTAGGTAATACATTTAATCCTGCAGGTGTAGAAACAGCTATTGATGCTGAATATCAATCACCAGATTATGATTACGGAGATTTAGGAACATTAAAAACTTTAGATTATGTAAAGTTATCTATAACACCAGAGTCATTAGCTCAACCAACATTAAGAGTTAGATTTGATTATGATAGTTTAGATACACCACAGCCGATAGACATACCTTTAACAGCAGTACCAGAACCTGCTATTTTTGGAAGTGCTTTATTTAATCAACAAACATTCGGAGCTTCTGAACAACCACTAGTTAGACAACCATTAACAGGTAGTGGGCACAGTAACTTTTTTAAAATATTTAGTTCAGATACAAGAGCACCATATACTATAAACGGTATTTACATAAATTACAGACCTGCAGGAAGGCAATAAGGGAGATATAAACAATGGCACAAACATATACTAGACAAAGTTCATTTGCAGACGGTGATACAATCACAGCAGCATTATTTAATAATGAATATAATCAATTAGTAAATGCTTTTAGTTACAGTTCAACTAGTGATTCTACAACTGGACACAGACATGATGGCACAGCTGGACAAGGTGGTAACATCTATAGAATAGGTGACTTAGACTTTTTTAATAAAGTTGAAATAGATACTACTAATAATAGAATAGGATTATATGTTCAAGTATCTTCAGGAGCTGTAGAACAAATTAGATTACAAGACGGTGCTTTACTCCCAGTTACCGATAGTGATATTGATTTAGGTACTACTTCTTTACGTTTTAAAGATACTTATACAGATACTATTACAACTACAGGTAATGTAGCAGTTGGTGGAAACTTAACAGTTACAGGTACAACTACATTTAACGGTGGTACACTTACTTTAGGAGACTCAGCAGCTGACAATGTTGTCTTTGGTGCTGATGTAGACTCTAACATTATTCCTGATGATGACAATACTTATGACCTTGGTAGTTCTTCACAAGAGTGGAAAGACTTATACATAGACGGTGTTGCGTATTTAGATGCTATAAACTTTAATGGTACTGCAATAACTGCAACAGCTGCAGAGCTTAACATCATGGATGGTGTTACATCGACAGCAACAGAACTTAATTTATTAGATGGTGTTACAAGTACTACAGCAGAGTTAAACATCCTTGATGGTGTTACAGCTAGTGCAGCAGATATAAACCTTATAGATGGTGTAACAAACGGAACAGTAATAGCAAGTAAAGCTATTATAACAGATTCAAACAAAGACATTACTGGTGGTAGAAACATTACTATTAGTGGTGAGATAGATGCTGCTACTTTAGATATAAGTGGTAACGCAGATATAGACGGAACTTTAGAAGCCGATGCAATTACTATTGCTGGTGTAACTTTAGCAGAAACAATTAGTGATACTGTAGGTGCTATGGTAACAAGTAATACTGAAAGTGGTATTACAGTAGCATATGATGATTCAGACAATACACTAGACTTTACAGTCGGTACACTTAACCAAGATACAACAGGAAATTCTGCAACAGCTACAGCACTTGAAACAGCTAGAAATATACACGGAGTAGCATTTGATGGTACAGGAAGTATTGACCTTTCAGAAGTAGTTCAAGATACAGTTGGAGCTATGTTTACAAGTAATACTGAATCAGGCATTACAGTAGCTTATCAAGATTCTGATGGAACAATAGATTTAACAGTAGGAACTCTGAACCAAAATACAACAGGTTCTGCAGCTACATTAACAACTGCAAGAACAATTGGTGGAGTAAGCTTTGATGGTTCAGCCAACATAGTACCTACAACCTTTGCAGCAGCTACATTCTCAGGTGACGTTAATGTTGATAGTGG